CCAACGGCATCTACTTCGAGCGTGACGGGACGACCAACTATATGGTCGAGCGCAGCAGTGTGACGGGGTCCGTGGTCAACACCCGGGTGGCTCAGGCTGACTGGAACCAAGACCCGATGGATGGCACCGGCCCGTCAGGGCTGACGCTGGATTCCTCCAAGGCGCAGATTCTGTACATGGACGTTGAGTGGCTGGGCCTTGGCACGGTCCGCACGGGCTTCATCATCAACGGGGCTTTTGTCCCGGTGCATAACTTCGACCACGCCAACCTCGTCACCACCACATACATCACGACCGCCTCCCTGCCCCTTCGGTATGAGATGACCAACACGGCGGCCACCACCGGGACCAGCACGCTCAAACAGGTCTGCTCGACGGTAATCTCTGAGGGCGGGTATGAACTGCGTGGGGCGCAGCTATCCGCCGGAACTCCCATCACAACCCCGAAAACGCTGACCACTGCCGGGACGGTTTACCCAGTTGTTTCGTTCCGCCTAAAATCAACGCGGCTGGACGGTATCGCCATCCTGACGGCCATATCAATCTTAGGTGTTACCAACAACGCAAACTATCAATGGTCTGTAGTTGTAAACGGCACCACGACCGGCGGCACTTGGGTAAGCGCGGGGACAAACTCTTCGGTTGAATACAACATCACCGGCACGGCGTTTTCCTCTACTGGGGGGCGCATCTTGGCGACGGGCTATTTCCAAGGCTCCAACCAAGGGGCTACCAGCGTTGACATTTTGAAAGCCGCGCTGTTTACCACCCAGTTAGAACGCAACCCTTTCACCCCGACTGCTTATGAGATCACGCTGGCCTGTACAGCGGCATCCAACGGGGATCAGGTGCTTGGCTCTCTGGATTGGGAAGAGATCAGCCGCTAATTGCCTCTGAAGTTACCCCATGATACTATCCACTAACCCTTCTTCCGTGAGGCCACAATGAGCCTAGCCCTTGCCGCTCAACACCTTGCAGCCAAAGGTCGCCACGGCGACTCCACGCTTGTGCACATGACTCCCGGCGAGGTTGCTGGGCTCCAAGCTTTGGCACGCGCTCATGGTCAAACGCTAACCATCAATCCCGAGACTGGCCTTCCTGAAGCGTTCAGTCTAAAGTCTTTGCTGCCGATGATTGCTGGCGCGGGTCTGTCGATGATCCCCGGTGTAGGTCCCGTCATGGCGGCTGGCCTCGTTGGTGGTGGCACTGCGCTGGCTACCGGCAGTTTGCAAAAGGGTCTCATGGCCGGCCTCGGTGCCTATGGTGGCGCGGGTATTGGCGGGGCTTTGTCGGGTGCTGGCGCAGTTCAAGGTCTGAACGCAGCCAGTGCTGAGGCTGCTGCAGCAGGTCAAGCTGAAGCCGCAAAACAGTTGGCTGACGCCAACATGATGGCAAAGTACCAAGCGGCAGGTATTAGCCCGGAGCAAGTTGCTCAAAGTGCTCGTGAGTTTGGTTCAAACCAATTTACCCCTGCTGCGCGTGCTGCGCTCGTCCCGCCATCTGCTACGTCTAACTTCGACAACATGGTGTCGGGCTTCAAAGGTCTTGGTACTGAGGCTGGCCGCAGCGCAGTGATGGAACAGATGGGCGGCCTCAAGGGTTTGGGCAAGTATGGTCTGGCAGCGCTCAGCCCGTTGATGATGTCGCAATCTGAGCAAGCTGCTCAGCGTCCGACAGAGTACCCACACCGGTTTGAGTTTGACGCTGGTGCTACGGGCGCTATTCAACGTCCGGGGGCCGGCCCGGTCAGCTATTTCAACCCGCGCCTGCGGCAAATGGCTGAAGGTGGCAGCACCGGCATGACGGGCCAGTCGGATGAGTACTACCGTTACTTGATGGGCCTTGCCCCATCTCCTTCCGCAGCCTATGCCGCACCTGTTGCTGCCCCCGCTGCGACTCAAGCTGATACTGCCCCTCTGACCGTCACCAATCCTTTGGCTGCACGCCGTGATGTCAATTACTCTGACCCCGGAAGCATGGCGTTTGACGATCCCAACAACCCGCAGAATCCAAACGCTTGGGGGAACCTAACGCCTCTGGAGCAAGCTCAGTTCTATTCCATGAATTCGGGACTGCAAAAGGCTTCAGGCTTTTTGCAAGATGCTTTTGGCCGCACCGCCCTTGGAGCTATTCAAAATTATTTTGTTCCGGGGTATGTTCAGCAGCAAAAAGATATTGTTAGTGGGAAAATGCTAAATGATTACATGCAGCAGTACGACCACTTTGGTAACCCACTGACAATCCCAGATATTGAAGCCGCGATGGCTAACGCCATTGAGGCGCAATACAATGGCGCGGACAACGATGATGCAGCCATGGGCGCTGCAATTGCAGCGGCAGGCCAGCCCGGCGTGGACATTGGTTCTATAGGCCCTTCAATTGGCGACGCTGTTGCTGGCATTACTGATGCTGATGTTAGCGCCGCTGCTGACGCTGCCGCCGCCGCCGAAGGCGACGGTCTAGCTCGCGGCGGTCTCTCCTCCCTCGCCTTTGCCCAAGGCGGCTACAACCTTGGCGACTACTCCGACGGCGGCAGGCTTCTGCGTGGCCCCGGTGATGGTGTGAGTGACTCCATCCCTGCGTCTATTGCCAACAAGCGCCCCGCCCGGTTGGCTGATGGTGAGTTCGTAGTGCCGGCCCGCATCGTGTCTGAGTTGGGTAACGGCTCTACAGAAGCTGGCGCTCGGCAACTCTACGCCATGATGGATCGTATTCAGCGTGCCCGTAAGAAGTCTGTCGGTAAAGGTAAGGTCGCCGTTAACTCTCGCGCTAGCAAGCTACTGCCGGCATGAAAATCAGCGTCGTCCCGATGAGCCAATTACTGGGCGTCGTGTCGGCGCTCAGGCCATATCTTGAAGAGTCGGCAAAATGGTCTCGCGGGCGCGCTACTCCTGAGGACATCGTCCGGTTCCTGATCAACGGCCAGATGCTCTTGCTTGCGGTGCACAATGATGACTCGGTGTACGGGCATGTGATCTGTGAGGTCAAGGCGTATCCTCAGTGCAAGATGCTGACTGTTCAGTACTGTGCAGGGGAGCCGCACCACATGGAGTTTGTGGAAGACGAGATGTACGCGTTGCTGGACAATCTGGCAACGCAAGCCGGGGCTGCTGGTATTGAGTTTGTGGGCCGTCCCGGCTGGAAAAAGTCTGCGCAGAGCCATGGCTACGAAGTGCAAAGCGTGACCTACCAAAAGTTTTTTGAGGTGACCAAATGATTATTCCGAGCAAACATTGCGGCTATGGCGAAGGCGGTCGCCTCACCAGCACCCGGCGCGTCTATGACAGCGGCGGCGGTTCTCAGACTTCAACGCAGATTGCTGATCTTCCCGACTGGGCAAAAGGTACGGCAAAGAACGTGCTTGGTGCCGCAGAGAGTACGGTTTTCCGAACAGACCCCACCAGCGGCAAGATTTCCGGGTTTCAGCCGTATCAGCGTTATGCTGGAGAGCGCACGGCGCAGTTCACCCCCTTGCAACAGCAAGCGTACGGTGCCGCGTACAACATGGATGCTGGCCCCCAAGGATTTGCGCAGGACATCGGCCAGTACATGTCGCCGTACCAGCAGAACGTCATTGACCGGGAGAAAATGGAGGCTGCTCGCACCTCCCAGATGCTAGGTCAGCAACAACAAGCGCAGGCTACCCAAGCAGGTGCGTTTGGCGGCTATCGTGAAGGTATTCAGCGTGCGGAGCGTGAGCGGGGCCTCCGCTCTCAGATGCAGGACATTCAGGCCCGTGGCTCTCAGGCAGCGTATGACCGCGCTGCGGATCAGTTCCGTCAGGGTATCAACCAGCAGATGGCTGTGGGTCAGCAGCAGGCGCAGTTTGGTACGCAGCAACAAGGGCAAATTCAAAAAGCGCTGGACACAAACTACCAGAACTTTTTGGCAGAGCGGCAGTACCCATACCAGCAAGTTGAATTTCTGTCGAACATCCTGCGCGGTACCCCGATGGGCATGACCAACTCGCTCTACGGCGCTAACCCCTCTATCGGATCGCAGCTCGCTGGCCTTGGCACTGCTGCGTACGGAGCAAGTAGGCTGGGCATGTTTGCCGAAGGCGGCGAGGTAACCGCTAAACCCAAAAGCAAGAAGAAAGCCGCCGGCCTTGCCGAGTTGGCTATGACCAAAATTTGAGGACGCCATGCTGAACGTCAACGCAATCACTTCCACGCTGGCAAAGATGCCAGATGCGGCGTTGCAGAAGTACGCTTCGTTGCACAAGGACGACCCGTACATCATGGCGCTGGCTGTGTCCGAGTCCAACCGCCGCAAGCAAATGCGTGGTGCTGCGCAGGCACCGCAGGGTATGCCCGAACCGCCCAAGGTGGCTGATCAAGCCGTGGCCGAGATGGCACCCCAAGAGCTGCCTGAAGATCAGGGTATTGCACGTTTGCCTGCCGGCGACATGAACTTCGCCGATGGCGGCATCATTGCGTTTGGCGATGGTGGGGAAGTTGAGCGGTATCAGGTTGGTGGCGCGCCGCCCAGTGCGGGCACGGAGTTTGCAATTCCCGGCATGACTCAATCGCCTAGGCCGTTTATGCCGCAGACAGGCGCGCCCGAAAACCAATCTCCATGGTTGCGACGGCAGTTTGATGCATTGGTGCAAAGTACGGAGCGTGCTGTTATACAACGTCGTGCGGCAGAAGCGCAGCTGCGTATTCTTAGAGGTGCTGGAACACCGTCTGACCATGAAGCTGTCCGTCAAGCGGCTGCGCTGGCAAACCCTGCGGCACCTCGAACAGAAGTTGGTCAGCGGGCTCCTGCTCCTGCTCCCGCCGCCTCTGCGCCCGCCCCTGCTCCTGCGCCTGCTGCTCCCCCTCCCACCGCACCTGCTGCCGCTACTACCGCCGCTCCAGCCCCTCGTGCTGCGGCCCCTCGTGCTGCGCCTGCCCCTGCTCCCGCTGCCGCCCCTAGTGCTCCAACGGCTGCTGGCTTTGATATGACGCCCAAAGGTTTGCAGGCTTTGCGGGACAAGCTTGGCAAAGAAATCAATGTTGAAGAGCCGGAGGACCTCCGCAAGGCGCGAGAAGCGTTGACTAAGGAAGAAGTTGCCGCCAAAGTTGCTAAGAAGGCTGCCATTGAACGTGATCAAGCCAAGTTTGCAGATGCATTCAAAGGTCGCGAAGAGCGCTTTACCAAGCGGGAAGCGGACCTCGGTAAGCAACGTGAAGAGAACACGGGGTTGGCATTTCTTAACGCTGGTCTGGCCATGATGTCCACGCCGGGCAGCCTCGCCACAGCGCTTGGTAAAGGTGCGCGTGTTGGCACAGAACAGTATGCTGCCGGTCTGGATAAGCTGCGTTCTGCTCAGGATAAGCTGGATGAAGCTCGGGATCGTTTGGAAGAGCTGAAGCTTAACCGGGCGGAGATGAGCGCTAAAGAAATTCGCGAAGTTGAGGCTGAGATTAGTGCTGCCAAGGTGGCTGGTAAGAGCCGTGGCGTTGAAGCGCTGTCCAAGATGTTTGAGGTCAGCAACAAGCGTGCAGACACCATGTTCACCACGTTGGCGGAAGTTGGGCTTACTCAATTCAGGGAAGGCGAAGCAACCAAACGCAACACGGCGGATATTGCAGGCCGGCTTGCAGCAGCTCGTACTGCTGCCGGCGCTCCCAACGCCACTTTGCAAATGGCCGCCGCGCTGGGCGGCGGCAATACGCCCGAACAGCTTCTTGACGGTTTGCGGAAAATAAAAGAAGCCGAGACTGGTAAGACGGATATGCGGACGCTATATGCAACCTATCTGTCCGGTGCGCAGAGAAACCCGGGGGTGGACATCCTGTCCTATCAGCAGTTTGTGGGACAGTTTGAAATTCCTGTTGAACCGCGCAATAATCCTGCTGCACCAGCGGCACCGGGAACGCAACTTGCCCGACCGCCGGGTACGTAATTTCAATGCGCTTTGCCGGGAGTAGCGCCCCGGCTTAAAAATTTGGTGTGGCGTATGGCTCAAAATATCAGGCTGCCGAACGGTTCGTTGTTCCCCATGAAAGAGGGGGAAACCCCCGAACAGGCGCTGAGGGTGGCAGCTCGCTTCTACCCCGAAGCTTTCAAGCTGCAGGAAGAAAAGCCTAGGCAGGACACTACAGGTCTCAAGGCGGCTGCTTCTGCTGGTTTTACCCGGCTTGGCGGAGAGTTTGAGCTGCTCAAGGGCAAGACGGGCATCAAGAGCGAAGCTGAGGCTCAGAAAGAATACGAAGCCGCACAAGCCAAAGCTGCGGCGCGTTTCACGCCTACTGAAAAGGGTTGGACTGAAGACCCCCTTCTGAAGTTTAGAGAAACCCTTGGCGGCTCTCTTCCATACATGGCCTTGCCTGCAACGGCAGGTCTTGCGGCTCTAACTGCTCCGGTATCCGCTCCAGTTGCTGCAGGCTTAGGTTTGTTGGGCGCGGGCGCTGTGTCTGCTGGGCAGTTTACGGGCTCCAACCTTGCCGCTCAAATGGGCACGGGCAAGTCTTTGGAAGAAGCCAGCCTTGGCAAAGCCGTCGCTGCAGCCGTTCCTCAAGCTTTGGTTGACACCGCCGCTATGGCGTTGCTTCCCGGTGTCGGCAAGCTATTCAGCTCTGTTGGCTCCAAGCTAACAACTGAACAAGCCAAGGCCATCGCTAGCCAGACACTAAGCAAAACGATTGCCGACTACACCGCCAAGACTGGAATGGCCATGGGCCGTGAAGGTTTTACTGAGGTTGTGCAGCAGTCGCTTGAACGCCTGCAAGCGGGTCTGAGTATTACCGACCCTGAGGCCCGCAAAGAATACATTGAGAGCTTCATTGGCGGTGCGGTGTTGGGCGGCACACTGGCTCCTGCTGGTCGGTATCTTGAACGTAGCGGTGCGCGCAAACAGGCAGAAGAAGCTGACGCCCAAGACAAGGCAGCAGCTAAGGCTGCGGCAGCCCAAGCCAAAGCAGCAGCGGACGCCGAAGAGGAAGCGCGCAAACAAACGCCGGAGTACATGCGTCAAGTTGTTGCGGAGAGCGCTGCGCTGGAGAAACAAAAGCGCGATCTTCAAGCGCAGATCGTCAGGGCCCCCAAAGGGGAGACACTGACGGAAGAGCAGAAGCAAGCCAACGTCGTCATCAACGCGCAGCTCAAGGAACTTGCGCCCAAGCTGACGGAAGCTGCCAAGGAGAGTAACCGAGTCAAGCCGCTGCTAGCCCAGCTGGATGCGAATGCGCGGGTTGTCGCTGAAGAAGCGCGGCTTGCAGGGTTATCGCCGGAAGAATTTTTTGCAGAGCGAGCGGCGGCTGCTCCGGGTATTACTCCGGCAGAAGCTAAGCCTGTCGAGGGTGATCCGTTTGCTACAGCAACTCCCACATCGCCTGTTGTTGCGTTTGCTCAAAGAATTAAAGCGTTGGCCGACGCGCAGTCTATCGCTACGCCTGAAATTCAGGACTACGTCGCGTATGTAATGACGGACCCGGCCATGGCGTATCAGATGGTCCGGACGGGCACCGCGTTGCCGGGCATGACGCGCAAACAAGCCAACGCTTTCTTAGGCGCACTGGCATTGCAGCTTAAGGCCCTAGAAAAACAGAACACGAGGTTGGGCACCGCTGCTAGAAGTGCCGCCCAGCAGCGCTTGGGTACGGTCGAGGCGGAAGAACAAGCTGCTTTAGAAGAAGCTCAGCGACAGCGAGCCATTCTTGAAGCCGATGCTGCTCGTGAAAGTGAGACTGCGCCGGCGCGCATGCAGCAGATGCTGCTGGGTCAGAAGCCCGGTGAAAATCTTTTGGCTGCTATGCAGACGCAGCCCGGTGTTGTTGCGGCCCGAGCTGAGCAAGCGCAGCGAGAACAAGCTGAGGCCCAGAGTCGTGCCGAGGCCGCTGCCGCTGCCGCTGCTGAAGCTGCTCGGCTGAAAAAGGTTACGCCCGAAGTTGAAGCCCTGCAACGGATTGCTGGGCGGCCTGCCGTTGGTGTTGCGAACCTGATTAACCGACTGCCGATAGAAACCCCTGCACAGGCTACTACGCGAGCAGGATCGTCCGTCATGGGTCGTACTGCGCAAGACCTGCAGGGTTTGCCAATTGGCGCTGAAGGTCAGCCCATCTATACGGCTGAAGAAGAGAAAGCCCCGGAGGCTGAATCCGAACGGGCTCCCGCAACTCGCGTCAAGGGCGAGTTCCGTCTGTTCAATCAACGCGGCGAACCCGCACGGGCATCAGATACCAAGAACATCCAAGAGCGCCTTGCGCGTGTTTTGGCGGAAGCAGACTTGGATCAAGACGCGTATGACTTCCTGCGCCGCGCAGAAGACATCGCCCCCACCGCTAGCCCTGAGGTTCTCTCACTACTAGACCGTCAGCTTGAGCGTATTGAGCGTGGAGAAGAAGGTATTGTTGGACCTGAGGTCAAGGGCGAACGCCCGGCTAGGTATCAAGGCTTCCCCGTGCAGGGAACCCGGGCTGAGGTAGCAGCGCCTACTATGGCGGACCTGCGTGACATTCAGAACAACGCGTCCGCAGACCCCAAGACGCTGACTGATCTGCAACGCAAGCGTGTCAAAGCGTACAACCGGTACATCGATGAGGGTAAGACCCCTGCGCAAGCTGCTGGCTACGCTTATCGTGACGTTGTTGCCCAGCCTGAAGGTGAGCGTGTTGCTACTGCAACCGGAGAAGTCCCTCGTACCAAGCGCGGCAAAGCCGACACAGGTCGTACGCTAACGCTTGGCAGTGCTGAACCCGCTACCCCACTGTCGCTTCGAGGTGAGTTGGAGCCTTTGCTTCGCGCTGCCGAGGAGGCTGCCGGTACTGGCCCCATCGATGCCGCACAGCGTCCTCTGTTTGAAGAGGAAGAAGCCAAGCTCGGTACCGCGTTTAGTACCCCCGAAGAGTTTGCAGCGTTCTTGCGCAGCAGCGAAGCCAACGCCATGCGTGGGGCGGTCATTCAAGCTAAAGGGGCGCTTGACAAGCTGGACGCACTTCCCGGACTGCAAGCGCGTGTTGCAGAACTTGCCGCGCAAATTGAAAGACTTACCAAACTGCGCCTTGAGCGCAACACACTTAAAGAACTGACCAAAAACCGCGACGCGATCTTGGCTGCGCAAAAGAAGCAGAGCAGTCTCAATGCCGCAATCACCAAGGCGGTGGTGGGGCGTATGGAGTTGTTGGGTCAGATTCAGGCCCTCACCGAGCACAAGCAGCGCTTGGAAGAAATTCTGGGCAGCAAGATGATGCCCGGCATGCGTGCAAAGAACAAAGTTGCACCTGCCGTGGCGGCAACCGAAAAGCTGCGCAAAGAGTTGTCGCAGGTTCTGCAGCAGCTTGAAGCTGCGCAGGCCAGCATGACTAAGATGATGTCCGGCGCTGAGCGTGCCGAGACCATGCTACGAGCGCTAGCTGCACAGAACCGGTTGGCCGAAATGCTTGCCTCTCGCGGTGAGGCAGCGACGGTGCTGATGTTCCCTGACTCGGTCATTGAGAACGCCCAGAAAGATTTAGCTGCAGCTATCGCAGAACTGGCACCGGTTCAAAAGGCAGAAGCCAAGCAACGTCTAGACGCAATCGTTGAGGCCGGCAACAAACGCCGCGAGCAAGCGGCTGTGGAGAAGGCGAAGGCGGAACAAGCGCGTACCGATGCTCGCAAAGAAGAGCAGCGTCGGTTGGAAGCCAAGTTTTCTGAAGTTGCAAACAGTCAGGTAGTGCCGGCATTGGACATGGCGCAACGGGATTCGCGAGAGATGGGGCCGCCCAGCTTTAACGCCGTTGAACTTGCCAATCTGGACACTAGTCCTGCAAAAACGCTTGGTGGGTATCGCAGCGCAATTACCAACTTGGAAAAGGCGGTTCGCAAAGCGCAAGAGAAGTCCAAGCAAGCTCGGCTGCAACGACTGAATGCGCTCAAGGCGCGTGTTATCAAACTTGAAGAGCAGTATAGAAACACAAAGTCTGCCGATGAGCGTGAAGCGCTGACCCCAAAAATTGAAGCCGCGACGGATGACTACGCTGCAATGGCAGAGAAGCTTAATGCGCTGCCGCTAACGTGGAAGGGCATGGCTGCGCAGATTAAGCAGCTTTCTATTTTGTACAACAAAATGGAATTCTTGGAAGCCAAGATCGGTCCCAACGGCGAGTACGCTGCAAGCATCCAAGAAGAGCGAGATAACTTCCGGGCGCTGCTTAATAAAGAGGCGCGAGAGAACAAAGCCAAAGAAGCTGCGGCTAAAAAGAAAGCTGCTGAGGCAGCTGAAGCTAAGGAAGCTGCCAGCCGCGCTGATGCGCCCACCACTACTGGCGAAGCGCTCACTCGTACGCAAGTTGCTAAAGCACGCAAGGCAAAGAAGACGGTCTTTGGTACGGCCACAGGCAGCGCTGCCGAGGCGACTGCCGCAGAAGCAACCGCAATCCAAGCACGTGCAGTAGCAGAGCGGACGGTCATCGAAGCCAGAGCTAAGCTAGCCAGAGGCGAAGAGCTGACTGACCTTGAGAAGAGCATCCTTGCGCAAGCAGACGCTAAGGCAAAGACTGAGGAAGCTACGGCTGAAGAAGCTACGGCTGAAGAAGCTACGGCTGAGGAAGAAACTGTGGCTGAGGAAGCTACGGCTGAAGAGGAGGTTCCTCTCGAAGAGGAAGTCAACACCGAGCCCACTATTGAGACGGTGGTCGGCCCTGAAGCCGCTACGGTTGTTAAGGCAGAGGTCGCCAAGCTAGCGCCTGAAGAGACGGCCAAGCTGGAAGAGGCGTACGGAGCCAAGAAGAACAGCAAGAAGTTCCTTGCTCAGCTTAGTGCTGACATCGTTGACATGGTCAACAACGGCGGTAGGGCCGTTGCCAAAGGCATCAGGGCCATCGTCAACAAGATTGCTTCGGGTGTCCTCGCCACGGCGATGATCTTCAACCCGCAGTTCTCTGCCACACATCTGTCGTTTGATCTTCCGCAAACGTACAAGCAGACCATCACGCAGCAAGTGGATATCAGGGCGGAAGTCCCTGCGGAAGCTCGGGAACAGATGAGCCCGTTGGCGCAGATGGTCTACGAGAACATGGCTCCTGCCGCTAAGGCTTCCGGCAAAGGCTTTGGTATTGTGGACAAGCCCAACGGCACATCCCATTACTTTAAGGCTGATGGCAGTCTGATTGTTCAGGGCGCTACGCTTACGGGCAAGGATGTCGGCGACGTAGAGCGCGGCAACTCGCTGACAGGCGGTGCAAAAATTACCCCCGCCGGGAAATTCACGTTGGCATACACGCGTGATTCTTCGTACACCGGCGGCTATCGTTTTGATCTGGCAGAAACATTCAGGCCCGGCGAAGGTGTTATTGCCATCCACGCGGTGTATGTGGGCGACCCGAAAGAAAACAGACTGGGTCGGCTCCTGTCCCCCACCGGCACAGACAACCGCATCAGCTACGGTTGTATCAACACGACGAACGAAATGTTCGTCAACAAACTGATGCCCAACTCCTCGGAGTTAAACGGTGGAATGCTACTGGTTCTTCCCGACGCCACGGAGAAGACGGCTGAAATGTTCCCGAAGCAGGTGCAGACAGTCACCAAGACTTTTGAAGGCGTAGAGAAGACGGCAAAGACAGGGACCTCGACGCGCTTGTTGCTTGGCAAGGAAGAAAAGCTCAACGTCGATTCATTGAAGTCGCTGTATCGAACCTCTAAGCGTACCGGCACGGCGCTCAAGCCGCAGACCATCCGTGGGCTGGTTGACTCCGTTGTTGGCAGCTTTGCCAACGTGCCGGAGATTGAGATCGTTGAGAACGAGCGCCAACTGCCCGACAACATCCGTGCGCAGGCTAAGGCTGACAAAGTCGAAGGCAGCATCCCCGGCGTGTTTGATCCCAACAGCAACAAGGTGTATCTCGTTGCCTCCAACCTGTTCGACCCTGCCGATGTTTTCACGACCATCGCACACGAGGTGACCGGACACTTTGGCCTTCGCAGCTTGCTTGGCGCTGGCTATGCCGCCGAGATGAACCGCATCTACAACGGCAACCGCGACGTTAAAGCCAAGGCCGACGCCAAGATGCGCGAGACTCCCTCGCTGAACCAGAACACGGCAACGGAAGAAGTGCTGGCCGATATGGCTGAGCGCGACCCCAACGCCAAGGGTCCGGGTGTTTTGCGTGCGGTCTACGACGCGCTGCGCAGTTTCATTCGCCGTGTGTTCGGGCAGTCCGTGTCGGACAAGCAAGTTCAGCAGCTCGTTGCCAATGCTCGCCGTCATGTGGTTCAAGGTGGCGTCAATCGTGTTGCCGAGACTGGCAAGGCCGCCCCGCTGTACCGCGTTGCTAAACCCAAGTACGAGTCCGAGAATGCGCTGACTGACTTGGCCGACCGAATCATTGCGCAGCCCGAGGGCTTCATCGAGAGAAACAAATCCAATCTCGCGCTGAAGGCTGAGATGAACGCTGTGGATATGCGTGCGGGTTTGCAAGAAGCTCTCAAGCGCGGTGCCAAGGAGCTGGGCAAAGACGACCTGTTCACGCAGGCCATGTATAACGTGCGCAAAGCCGATCAGTACATGCCGCTGGTGTACACGGCGCTCTCCAACGGTCCGCTGGAGTTCTACACCGATGACAAAGGTTTGCGTGGGCTGAGGTCTAGCAACCAGAACCCCGCACAAGATATTTTTAACGCCGTCAAGGCCGTGCCCGGCAAGAACACGCAAGCTAAGTTTGCGTTGGCGTCCACCTACATGATCGCTCAGCGGGCGGCCAACAAAGGGCTGAGCAAGCTGGACATCGGCGAGCTGGGCCTGAAAGAGTCTGACCTAGCAGCGGCAATGGCAGCGGTTAACGCAGACCCTGAACTCAAGAGTTCTCTGGAAGAAGTGCGCCGCCAGTACAACGCCTACAACGAAGGACAGATCAAGCTTCTTGCCGACGCTGGCGTGATCTCCAAGGCCGAAGCAAAGCAGTGGCTCAAGGATGGTGACTACGTTCCTTACTACCGTGTGCGTCCGGATGGCACGGCGGAGCTGGTGTTCGGTGGTGAGAAGACGCTGACGATTGGTGACATTCGCACCCAGCCGTATCTGGCTGAACTCAAAGGCGGTGAGAGCAAGATTTTGCCGCTCAACGAATCGCTGATCCGCAACACCATGCTGATCACCCGGGCGGCGCTGACCAACAACGCCACCAAAGAAATTGCCTACGCCATGCAGGAGTTTGGTGAAGGTAAGGGTGCAGACGGCAAGAACGCTATGCCGATCAAGCGTGGGCACGGGCCGGCAGGGACAGACATCATTCGGTTTAAGCAAGAGCCTGATCCGAAAGACCCGAAGGACGACGGTCAGCGTTGGCTGCGCATCAGCACCAAAAACACCACGATGGAAGGCATTCCTGCCGAGATGGTGGTCAAGAGCCTTGAAGGCGCACACCTGACATTGCCTGCGTTCTTGAAAATTGGCGGTATTGCCGGCGACTGGCTGCGCAAGGGCGTGACCCGGATGCCTCCGTACATCTTCCGCCAGCTTATTCGTGACCCGATGGCAGCGTCGTTCACTGGCGGTTTGAATTACGGGCCGTTCCGTGCCGTGGTTATGGCGGGTGCTGAATTCCTGCGCAGCAGCGCCGGGCGTAGCGCGGCGACTAAGAACCTGATTGAGAAGGGTCTGATCCAAAGCGGCATCTTCACTGGCGATCCCGATGACATGTCGGCGTTTGCTACGCAGCTTGCCAGCGGCAAAGACGGTTCTGCTATTGACCGTTTGATGGGTTTGTTGGACCGTGCGGCGATTCGTGCCGATGCTGCCACACGAGGTTTGGTGTACGAGAACGCACGCAAGAATGGTCTGTCGGAAGTAGAAGCCGACCTGATGACCATGGAGTCCATGAACTTCTACAAGCGCGGTCTGTCGCCTACGGTGCAGTACGCCAACCGCTTGTACCCGTTCATGAACGCGCAGATTCAGGGCCTGAACGTCTTGGCCAAAGCGATGCGTGGGAAGATGCCTTTCGAGGAGCGTCAGCGTATCCAGCGCAAGTTCTGGAACAACGCGGTCATGTTGTTTGGCGTCGGTCTGGTGTACGCCATGGCTATGGAGGACGACGAGACGTTCAAGAACGCCAAGCCCCGGGACAAGTACACGAACTTCTTTGTACATCTGCCGGGCGTCAGCGAGCCTGTGAAGATTCCCTTGCCGTACGAATCTGGCTGGTTCTTTACCGCCGCCGTGGCGCTTGCCGATGCTATGAAGGCGGAGACAAACAGCAAGCAGCAGCTCAAAGCGCTGCGAGACATTTTTCTCTCGTCTATTCCGGGGTATAGCTCGGTTGTGCCGCAAGCGGTCAAGCCGCTGTTCGAGGTGTGGACGAACAAGAACTTCTTCTCTGGTCAAAACATCGAGTCGATCTCCATGCAGAACCGCAGCCCGGAGGAGCGCTTCAACGCCTCCACTACGGAAGCTGCCAAGATGCTGGCAAAGGTGTTGCCGCTGTCTCCGGTGCAAATCGAGCACATTGCCCGTGGCTACTTCGGTACCGCACCGCTGGCGCTCATGTCCGTGGCTTCTAGCTTCATGCGTGAGGAGACCAAGGGTGAAGCGCCTGCGCGCCGACTGTCAGAGACTCCCATACTTGGTACGGTGTTCCAGAAGAAGTACGGTGGGGCAGATGCGGACACCATGTACGCGTTTGCCAAGGAAGCCACGCAACGCGCCGCGTCTCTGAAGGACATCCAGAAGAACGGTACGCCGCAAGACGCCAAAGAGTACTTGGCCAACCACCGCACCGAGATCATGCTGGCACCCATGGCGCGCAACTTTGAGATGCTGCTGGGACGCCTGCGCACGCAGGAGGATGTCGTGCGCAACCGCAAGGACTTGAACGCAGAAGAGAAACGCGCTCGCCTTGATCAGCTCGATAAGGTGCGACAGGACTTGGCCAACAAGTTCAATGCGGCGGTGCGGAAGGTCGAGGAACGACAGGCTTCCTGAAGAACCATACGCCAGCAGCCCCGTCCTTGATGCCGGGTATGGCTTGAGCGTCGAGTATGCGTTCGCTGACCGCCTTGGTCAGCCCATACTCGCGCATCTTTTCAAAGTCGAGGCAGGGGACGAAGAACCCCTGCCCCTTCTCAAGCCGCTTCCAAGGCAGGCGGATTCTGGAGTATTTCACCCACGTCCTCCAACCGACGCCGCACCTTGATCGCTTGCACACGCATGGGCGGGGCCTTGGTCTTGGCCGTCATATCCTTCTTGAGGAACTCGACCATGATGTTGTTGGTCTCTGCCAGCTTCTTGCAAAACGCGGCATAGCCGAAACTGTGCGCGGCGCAGTGGGCCTTCATCATCTGCTCCTCGATAAAGAAGTCGCAGTAGCCCGGCGTGAGGTTGTGCTCCACTCGCCCAGAGATAGATGACCGGGTGATACTCTCGTCGGCCTCCCGACCCATACCGAACTCTGCCATCAGCGCGTTGCTCTGGGAGTGGCGACGGATCACCAGCAGCTTGCCGAAGTTCTCGCTGATGAACGAGTTGAGCACGTTCTCCGCTGTCCGGACGTTGCTGCGCATGGACTTGCGCATGAAGTTAACCACATCCTTGTACGCCCCGATGATCTGCTTGAGCGGCAGATCGATGATGCCCAGATACTTCTGGCTCCACAGAGCGCCCGCAGCCACAGCGCAGCCGATACCAGCCATCCAGAAGCGCTCGTCGTTGGTGGCGTTACACACCTGATACATCCGCTGCACGGAATCGTTGGTCAGTTCCGACAACGTGTGCTCGTTGTCCACCATGTACTCAGCCATCTTGAAGCCGACCACGCCGTAGTTCTGGTGCAAGCTCTTGATGATCTCCACCTCAGCCGGGGTCCAAGAGAGCTGGTCCTCGATGATGTACTCCAGCAACCGGCGCAGCTCACCCTCGGATGAGTGCTTGCGCACGCCAGTCAGCCAGTCCACGCCGTGCGTGTTGGAAGACAGCATCGCGATGGTGAACCACGTCGAAAGGTTCAGACGCTCCTTGTTAGCGCCGGACTCCATGCGCTCCTTGCCCTTACCTTCCGACATGTCCAGCAGGAAGCCGGGGAACCACTCAAAGTCCTTCCGGTTGTTGTTGGTGATCTCATCAGAGATCAGGGGATGGCAGTGCAGCATACCCAGCCGCTGCTGCATCGCAACAGGAGACGTGGACTTGCCCGTGCGGTAGCGCACCGGGTGACCCCAGACCGAGGCCGCCAACTCCAGCGCCAGCGACTTGCCTGTGCCGGACTCAGTAGAGGCACAGTGAACCGTCATGCCTGCCAGCCCTGTGTAGCGCATGAGGGGAGCGCCAGCGCCCAGCAGCATGATGGATAGGTGCTTGTACATCTTCTTCTCGATCAGCATGCTGACCACAGCACGCCAGCCCTCCAGCGTCCCCTTGGGTTCCGTGAAGGACACGATGTTCTCCAGCCCGGGCATCGGCACCTTGACTGGGGGTTTACCCTTACTGAAGATGCGGCCAGCAAACACGTAGTTCTTGTCCTGCTGCCAGCCGTAGTGGTCGGGGACTGTCAGCGCACGCTTCTCAAGGCCAGCCTGCTCGACGCAGGCGCGGACGTAGTCGAACAGGTTCTTGTCGTTGCCTGCGCCGAAGCTTGCCATGACGTTCTGCTGGGCCAGCGCTTTGGTCGTCTCATCCTTGGACACCATCGCCTTGCTCGGCACCATCACATCCACCGGGCCCTCGGGACGCAGCGCCAGCATATGCACAGTGTGGTCGCCATGGGCGTTGAGGATGTCCACCACGAACAGGTCGTAGGCCAGCAGCATGACGTGCTTCTTGGCCTTGGTGCCGTCGGCCATTTCAATCTCGCGTTCTTGGAACACGCCGCCCTTTTCTCCGTAGGCATAGCCTTTGGGCGGTACCGGGCGCTTAACCGGTACTGGCTCAGCCACTTCGCTGACATCCTCGAACTTCGCCAGAATCTCTTTCTCTTCCGTGTTGATGCTCGCCTCGCGCCCCAAGGCCAGAGGGTTGGTGATCTTGCCCCAATTCGGGCACTTGGCGCAGATGCCGGGGTTCTCAGAGTCGAACTTGATGCAGGGGTAGGGGCCCTTGATCTCGCGCAGCTTCTGGTTCATGCGCTCGGTGTCGTACGGGTGCAGCTTGCTCAGCCACACGGTGGCCTTCTCGTTGTCCTCGCACTTCTGCGCGATGCTCAGCCAGCCACGCCACAGCGGCTCCATGCCGTCGTCTTCTGCGTTCTCGATGAAGTGCTCAAGCTGGCCGCAGCCAGAGCCAGCCTGCGTAGCCTTGACGATGTTTTTGAACCGCGTGATGCTGTTCTCAAAGAGCTTGACACTGGTCGCGGACGGGGCAAGGGAGGGGCGGGTGCCGGGCAGGGACACCACGTTGCTGGGCGCTGTGACTGGGGGAGTGCCGCCCAGCCCAAGCTGGCCGATGATGGCCGAGGCAAGGATGTCGAAGTCGAACAGCACGCCTTCTTGCAGTATCCGCACGGGGCGCGGCTCAGGGTATGCAGCCTTGAAGTTAAGCGTGTCAGGCCAGCGCAGAACCCGGGCAGCATCTGCCGTCACGGTCATGTCGATCTTCAGCCCTTCCTGCTTGCACAGGCGCTTGAAGTTCTCGGCCACCGGCTTCCACGAGGTGATGTCCTGCGTCTCGGTCAGGGGCCAGTAGATGTGGTACCCGCCGCCCGAGTCGATGATGTAGGGCTGGCCTAGCTCGTGCAGCCCCGTCTTTTGCATGAAAGCGTCGAACGCCTCCATGCCGGCTTCCTTGGTGCCGTAGGTCTTGGGGCCATCCTCGTTGCAGTCGATGTCCACGAACAGCGACTTGATGTGCCGTGCGTTGGTAGCCTCGCGGCTGCCCGCTTCCTCGAACGTCGCCAGCGCGAAGTAGGTGTTGTACTTGGCCTCGACCCACTCGTCTACCTTCGTTTGTAATGCATCGTGCGTCTCCTCGAACTTGTGCTCTTTTCGTTTTGTGGTCAGTTCTGCTGCGCAGTAAACCCCGTGACCGGGAGGCGGCAAAACCACCGCGAAGAACTCCTGCGGTGTCATTCAGATTCCCGGTGAGGTTACTTGTGTTCGTCCAGCATGTGCATGAGGCGTTCGGCCAGTTCACGCACCCAGTTTTCGGGAACCTTGTCGTAGCCCATCATGTAGATGTGCTGCAGGAGTTCTTCATCGCTCAGGTTGTGAGGTTGTATTCCCGGCATATTCTTCTCCACGCCTCGTCGGCGTTGCTTGATGTTCTGAGGATTTCCAAGAGGAACTCGGCGCGGTCTCGGTAGCCCACGAACACCTCAGTGCCCGTGAACCAGTTGTAGACCGTCTGCCGTGTCACTCCCAGAGCTTTGGCGATTTTGGTGACGGGGAAGTCGTGATAGACCGCCCAGCGCCCGAGCTGGTTACCCAGCGACTTAGGCGTCTTCGCAACCGCATCAATAATTTTTTGTGAGTAGGGCATGGTGTTAGGGCGGGAGGTAGCGTGGTGACAGACCAGAGGAAACGCTATCGTATGCATGTGTGTTTATGTCTAACGAGGCGTTATCCGAACCCCGGCACACGCATAGCGACCGCTCTTGCTACCTCCCGAAACTTCTTACTCGTCGTCCCAGTCAGCGACGATGTCAGCCAGCTTGCCCTTCTTGGCAGGCACAGCCTCGGCTTTGGGTGCGGCCTTGCGAACCTCGGGCTCCTCGTCCTCGCTCACCGCAGGGGCAGCCTTCTTCTTGGGCTTGGGCGCTTCCTCTTCTTCCGCCTCAGCCTTCGCATCCGGGCGCTTGCCCTCCAGCAGCATCGGCGCGGTTTTGGTCACGCCATCTGCGCCAGCAGGGGTCATCATCACGGCGCGCTGAGCCTCAACGCTCTGCGACTTGTCCTGCACGGTCTCGTACTCGTCTTCCGTCAGCCAGCGCTGGGGAGCGAAGGTCAGCTTGGGGGACTCAGCAGTCGTGTCGAACTTCATGCGGGTCACCACCATGTCGAGGTTGACCGGAGGAGTCTGCGAACCCGCCCACCGTGCGTATGCTTGCAGCGGCAGCTTGTCGCCCTCACCCTTGCCGAAGATGGACGTAGCAGGCAGCGTGAGCTGCAGCACATCACCGCTGGGATTGTTGGCCAGCACCAAAGCCAGACGCTGTTGGTAGCGGCAAGCGCGGGAGTTACCGTTGCCAGAGCCTGCGATGTTCTGGGGGCACTTGGCGCAGGTCGATGCCTGCGGGCTCTTGATGGACTTGTCGGGAGTCTCACCGTCGTTGCTCCAGCAATCCGGGGCCACAGCGGCTGCGTCCTTGTCGTACTTACCTGCGTAGAAGATGCGGCTGACCTTGGGGGCAGCCTTGACGACGATCACATCGAGGTGACGGTCTTCGATGTTAGCGATCTCCTTGCCGCCAGAGACCAGACGGAACACGCCACCTTTGATGGAGACGCGCTTGACGCCGGGGCCAGAGGCTTGACCGCCAGCCAGAGCCAGCGTGGTTTCAGACAGTTCAGCGTTGGCTACGAACGCGGGTGCTTTTGCGGAATTGAAAAGAGTGATATTGCTCATGGTTGCTTTACTTGGTTGGTTTGCGTACCGAAATGCTGTACTCCGAGGAGGAGTTCAGCCCGGGCGGCACGAGCCCCGGATTCTCTTCGAGAAATTGGTTCATGTTGCCCTGCGCGATGCGCTTCTCCAGCAGGTCAACCGCGTCATGCTCGACCACGAACTTCTTGAAGGAGTCCCAGTCTTGCGTGCTGTAGCGGGTGCTGACGGAGAGCACCACAGTGCCCTGCTCCGTGCGGACTGATGTGACGCCCATCGCCTTCATCATGTCCTTCATGGCGTTCTTGATCTCGTCCTGCTGCGCCTTCAGAGTCTCGATCTTGCTGTCGTACTCTTGGGTGAGCGTCGTGATCTCTGCGCGAATCTTGCGGTAAATCTTTGCGAGCCGATCCAGTGGGATCGTTTCGCTCTCTGTCTCGGTCATTTGCTTCTCCGTGTTGTTTGTCTAGGGTTGGACAGTGTACATGGTTTCAATCGTCGTGCAACTCCTTTATTCACTGATCACGTTGTTGAACATCTCGGTCAGCAGGCCGTTGTCATCAACCTTTTGGCTGAGGGCTTTGAACATTCGTTTCTCAACAGGGCTCGACTGGATATGCACCACGGTCACCTTGTCGCTGTTCTGTCCCTTGCGGTCGGCGCGGGCGCAGCACTGGATGTATTGCTCGACGCTCATCAGCGGGCCGTAGAACACCACCGTGTCGGCAGCAGTCAGGGTAATCCCGTGGGCAGAAGCCGCAGGCTGCATCACCAGCACACGCGGCGTCGGCTCGTTCTGGAACCTGTGGATGATCTGCGCTCGCTTGGACGCTGACACCCCGCCGTGAATCTGCTCGTTGGCGATGCCCTTCTTGGTGAGGTAGCTGCTGATGGTGTCGATGGTGCTCAGGAACAGGGCGAAGATGATGACCTTGCGGTCGGTCTCCTCCAGCACTTCCTCCAGTACCGACAGGCGGGGCGCGGAATCGAATTCCACCACCTCTCGGTCGTCTGTGTATGCTGCACCGCAAGAAATTTGGAGGAGCTTGTTCATCGCAGCGGCGGCATTGACCGCCGAGATGGTCTCCCCTGCCGCCTGCACCAGCATCTGGGTCTTGAGCGTGTTGTAGTACTTGGTCTGTTGGGGCGTCATCTCCACCTCCCGGGTCATGGTGACCACGGGTGGCAAGTCCAGACACTCAGCCTTGGTGAAGCGAATCGCAGGCTGCAGCGCATCGAACACGTCGTCCTTGGCGGTGGGCTTGGGCACCCACTTGTACATGGTGAGTTTGTTCATCACCTTGTCGCGCCACGCCGTGAAGAACTTGGGCACGCCCTCCGGATTGACCAGCTTGGCGAGGCCGTACGCATCCGTGGGAGACTGCGATGCCGGGGTGCCGGTCATCATCCACAGGTAGGTGTTGGGGGTCAGGATGGAGTTGAGCGCCTTCCATCGGCGGGTAGTGTTGGTCTTGTACGCGTTGGCCTCATCGACAATGACTAGATCGAACCTGCCATCGTTGATCACCTCTTGCGCAATCAGGCCCAGCCCCTCGTAGTTGGTGATGACGATCTCGTAGTCCTGCTGGATCATCTCGATGCGCCGCGCTGCTTTCGGATGGTGGGCGATGATGGCGCTGCGGTGGATCACGCTGTTGTTGATATCCCCCATCCACGCGCTGTGCATGATCGACAGGGGGCACAGGATGAGCACACGCCGCACCTTGCCAAGCTTCATCAGGTAGTCGGCTGCCCACAGAGCCGAGAGCGTCTTGCCGGTACCGGGCTCCGAGAACACAAACGCCCTGCGGTGCATGGTGAGGAATGCAGCCGTGTCGATCTGGTGCTGCATCGGCTTGTAGCGCCCGGGCCAGTCGTAGCGTTGGGTGATGGGCGAGGGCACATTCTTCACGCCCAGATTGCGCAGCACCCGCACCTCGTCCAGCCCCCAGTAGACGGCGACTTGGTAGCCACCATCGACGGGCATCACCTTGTGCTTGGGGATGATGCTGTACTTGTGTGGGTTGCGCGTCTTGAACAGCAGCGCCTTGTTCTCAATGATCTGCACCTGCTTCTCCTGTTTTTATTTTGAGCTGTCTCGGTTCTTGGCCACACTGCGCATTCGCAGGTTGCTCCGAGCCGATGTGCCGCCCGTCTTGAGGGGCTTGATGTGATCGACATCTTTACCATCGCCTTTGTGCGCGGCACCTTCTTTCTCCATGATGCGGCGGGCCTTTACGCGTTCAGCGCGCTTCTTGATCTGCTCAGGCTTGCCGTGAAAGTCGGCGTACTCTTGTTTGTAGTTGCGTTTGCTAGCGAGTTGGGACATGACTAACTCCTCAGTGTTTCGGGTTGAACTCGCAGCCAGTGACTTGGCACCAGCCGCACAGCGGGGTTTGTGTGGGGTTCCACACGTCGTTGGAAAAAGATGCTTCGAGTCGCGCAGTGCGCTCACGGTACTTCCACCAGAAGGCGTCCTTCTGATCACGCGTCATCGACAGCTTGACCATGTCGTTCTTCACGATGAAGAGGAGAGCGCTGTGCACTTTGCGGATATGAGGGAAGTGCTCGAACACCATGAGGGACATCAGCACTAGCTGGTCGCGGTCGGGATACTTGTTGTTGCCCGTCTTCCAGTCGCCCACCCATGCGGTCAGGTTGTCGTCGTCCACGATCAAGATGTCGGCGATGCCGCGCACCCACACGTCGGGGGACTTCCACTCGGTAGGCTTGAGGTCAACCGTCAGCGCCATCTCGAACTCAGCAAGCTTGCGCCCGGGCTTGGCCAGCATGGCATCAGCAACATCCTTGAACTGCGCATGCTCAGGCGGGATTGGTTTGTTTTCTTTTATGTAGAGTTCCAATGACTCGTGTACCTGATTGCCGTAGCGCGTCGCCTCTGTCTCTTGGAAGGGGTACTTCTTCAAGACCTTGACCTCGTGGTATCTGCGGGCGCAGCCCTCGTAGTCTTTGAGGGAGCTGTGTGACCATGCTGGCTTCTTCATGCGTCCATCCATTCGTCATCAGGCCAAACGATGATGGGAGTGCCCTCGCCTACATACGCGCCTTCAATGTTGTACTCAATGTACTCCCGCGCTTCCTCGGGAGTCATGCCTTGCTGCACTAGGTTCTCACGGATGATCTCCGCGTCATACACAAGCAGTTGGACTTGGCGTTGGTTGTGCCAAGTAAAGGAGACACCGACGACAGCGTTGTCGTGGCCATCGATCTTCATCATTTGAATTTTGCCGTGTTGATTGCCTTGGCTAGGCGGTTGGCGAAACGGGTCACGAACTTCTCGTTGCTGTGCAACGAGCTGCCCATGTCGTAGAGGATTGCGTGCGTCAGCTCGTGCCAGAAGGTGTCGCTTACCTCCTCGTCGGAGTACGGCTTGTTGGTCACGTTGCTCTTGGTAGCAACCGCAATCGTTCCGACTCCGTAGTACACATAGCCCATCTGCGCCTTGCGCTGCATGGTCTCGACGATCTCCACTGAATACCAGCGGTCGCCGACTTTTACTTTCTTAGGCAGTTCCATTTGCTTCTCCTTAAATACGGTTGTCCCACGCATCCACACGCGGAGCAAACGAGTCTCCAGCATAGATCACTTGTCCCGCTACACGCCGAGCCTTGCGCTCACGGTATTGGAAGAAGTGTTCAAGCTGCGGAACCTCTTGCCCGAGCTTGCGTGCGTACAGCGCTGTGTAGTTGTTGTTCAGCTTCAGGCCATCGGCCTTGTTGCTCTCCAGTGCGTGCTCAAAGCGCAGCACCTCGAAGAGCGCCTTCATCCCGTAGTGGTCGCGCCCTGTCTGCCTGATGGCAAGCGCCAAGTCCTTGAGCCGACGATACACCCAAGGGTGCTCGTTGTGAAACTGCTCAAACTGCAACGCAATCCTGTCGTCCATCTACTTCTCCTGTGTTTATTTGTTCTGCATGAGGCGGAGGGTCTGCACTAGTATCCGGGCCTCGGCGACCAGCTCTAGCGCTTTCTCCTCTGCCTCTGCTAGCGTTGCGTGCAGGCACATGTCATGCGCCTCTTTGGCCAAGCGCTCGATGTTCATGAGCGGCGTGGCGTAGTCAATCAGTTCTGTTTCTTTCATCAGTTCTTCGCTAGTCCATATCGGCGGTGAACGCCACCGTCAGCGGCCAGAGGTATCCCCGGCATGTAGCTCGGCTCAGCGGTCATCTGCTCCAGCATCCAAGCAAACGCCTCCTTCGCCCCATCCTCAGGCACCACAGCAATCTGCTCGTCGTGAACAGTGCCGGCCACGAAGTACCTTTTTGATACTCGCAGCATGCCATCTGTCATCACGATACGCGCAGTGCCCTGCACCACGTTGTTCGTTATCTTCCCACCATACAGGGGCGTGGCCTCCGGCCCATACACCCACCGCTTCGCACCCTTCTCATCCTTCTCTTGACGCAGATTGGGATACAGGATTCGCATGCCGTTGGGCAGTACGATCTCCTCCTTCCTGAAGGTGAGACATTTATACACCATCTCCTCGCCCCCGGCAAGGCAGCGCACCAGCATCTCCTCCATCATCCCCCAGAAGGTCTTCACAGGCCATGCTGCAGCGCGGTATTTGTCGATGATGGCCTTGGCTGTGATGCAGTGCACAAGAAGCTCCTCCGTCGTACAGATGTGGGGTATCTCCTCCATCCGCTTGACATAGTCCTCGTTGGCAACGAACGCTTGGATAGCGTCGCCCGTGACCCCCAGCTTCTTGGCGTCGGCCTTTGTGTAGCGCAGCGGTGGTGCCCCGAGGAACCCCACCAGAAGCTGCTGTGCGAACGATGCCCACCCTAGCCCGTAGCCAGCGCCCAGCAGGGCGGACTTGGCAGACTGTCGCTCGATGGGGTGGCTGTCCTTGGTCATGCCCGGGATGCCAAACATCTGCGCACCGAACTGTGCGTACGGATCACCGCCTGAGCGGAAGATGTTCAATAGCTCCTCGTAGTCAGCCAGCCACGCCAGCACACGCGGCTCAATTTGGGAAAGGTCACCCACCGCAAGCTGCATGTTGATAGGGGCCATGATTGCCTTGCGCAGGAAGCTCCCACGTTTGAGGTTCTGCATGTTGATGGCCGAGCCTTTGCTCGCCGTCCACCTTCCCGTGGATGCGCCGTAGTAGGACAGGGGCACAGGCAGCGCCCCTCGCTTAGAGATTTCTAGGAAGCGCTGCGCACGCGTACGCTCCGTCGTGGACTTGACCTTGAGACGCGCTTCACAGAGCGCTGCAACTTCCTCATTGCTGCCGTTAAGAAGGGCTTGGAAGAGCGCATCATTTTTCGCAAGCGCAAGCGTGCGCTTGCCAGTTGTCTTACTAACCTTCGTAGGCGGCTCGACTCCAAGCGCTTTGAGCGCTTGTGCAAACTGCGGGTTCGACGCCAGAACAGCTTCGTCCACGCCGAGCCTCTGTAGTAGTCCTTCACGCTTTTCCCTTTCTTCCTCGATGGCATCCATCAGCATGTTCTGGTCGAGCTGCAACACCGGGCGGGTGTACATCTTGAGCGTCATGTCGATGAGGCGCAGCTCCTTGGCTGGGTAGCCCTTGCTCAGTCGCTTGAACACCTCTTCGCAGAGGAAGACATCGTGCTTGCAGTAGTCGGCCAGCTCCTTTTCAATCTCCGGAGTCAGCGTCTCCAGACCGTCGGTGGAGTGGACCGCCTTACCCTTGGCTGGGAGTCCGAAGTCTTCTGCAAGTTTGGCGAGGCTGTTACCCACCTCCACACCGCGCAGGGCACGAGCCATAGACAGGCTATCGAAAATAAAACAAGGCTGCACACCATAGCGCCACTCCAGAATGGACACATCGAACTGAGCGTTGTGGGCGAGCACTGCAGTTCGGCTCCAGTCCACGCCGCCAAGAACATCACCAAGCTCATCACCGCGCACCCAAACAATAGGCGCATCAGTACCAAACTCGCGGAGGCAAGCTCCGAATGCAATGAATCTTGGGTCACGGATGTACTCCTCGGTTGTCATCTTGGAAAGGGTGTAGTCACGCTTGTCCCAGCGTGTCTCGAAGTCGATGGTGATGATGCGGTCGAAGGGCGCACTCAATTGAACTTCTCCTTGGGTGGTGCGTCCTCCATCACAGCGCCGTTGATGTACTCTCGCGCTGCCGACAGCAGCTCTGCAGCGTCCATCTCGTTGGTGTTCACCGCCATGATCTTGAACGGTTCGTAGGGCGGCCTACCCACCAGCACCATGCCGTGTATGTCGTCGTTCAGGTAGCACTGGATGAGTTCGGAGATGACGATGCGCAGATGTCTGCGCTGGTCCTCCGTCATCTTGTTGACTGCCGTCTCGATCTCTTCAGGGGTGGTTATAAACATTCCAGTGCTTCTCTCAGTTCTTTTATGTTGGTCTCTCGCGCCACGAAGGCGTACCCACCAGCGTCAGTGATTGCGTTTAGCTCACGGTCTTGCAGCGCAGTGGTCTTGCCCTTGCCGGCCTTGCACTCGATGGCGATGAAGCGCCCCTTGTGGCAGGCAATGATGTCCGGGACACCAGCGCGTCCCATACCCGCCATGAAAGGCGAGAAGTGGTAGATGCCCAGACCGTCAAGAATCTTCTTGACTGACAGCTTTACTTTAGCTTCGGGTGTCATAGTAGTGCGTCCTCGTAGTCACTTGGGTTTCTTCCTTGATTTCTTTGGCTCCTCTGGTGGCACCTGTGTAAATACGCTAACAACTCGATGTCGGCCTGCTTGAACGGCCACCACTGGCCGCTTCGGAGCGCGTCTAGGTCCGATTGCTGCGACTGACTCCAGCGTCGTGTGTCTGTGCCCGCTCTCGCATTGACGGCGTCGGTAGGCACTGTTCGTGTTTTCGTTGTAGCGTGTTTCAAGGACAGTAGTTTGTTTCTTGCA